AGCCAAAGGTGGTGGTCCTAGAGTTAAACCAGGAACATCTAAAGGCGACTCTTATTGTGCAAGAAGTTTAGGTATAAAGAAAAGGTTATCGAAGAAAAAACGAAACGATCCGAACACACCTAACAATCTATCGAGAAAAAGATGGAAGTGTTCTGGAGCTAAATCGAGAAGAAAATAATTTAGATGTTAGAAAAATTAAGAAAGTTAATTGCAGAAAGACAACAACAATTAACAGAAACACTCGCTGCTGGCGGAGTGCAAGATTTTGAAAGTTATCAAAAAATCGTAGGCGAAATATCAGGTCTGTCGTTTACGGAAACTTTAATAAGTGACCTGCTAAAAGGAAAGGATGAAGAATGAAAGAAGTAAAAAGTTTTGGTAAAGGTGGCGAGCCAATACCAAACACAGTCGAAAGGTTTATAGAAACCGAATCAGAAAAAGAAGAAGCGTTTACTCCAGAAAAAATGGAGGAAGATAGTTCTCTTCAAGAAAAATTACCAACCCCCACAGGTTATCGAATTATGATATTACCGTTTAGTCGTAAACAAAAAACGAAAGGCGGAATATATTTAGCAGACTCCACATTAGAAAAAGAACGTATTGGTACTAATGTTGGGTATGTAGTTTCACTTGGTCCAGATGCTTATAGAGATAAAAACAAGTTCCCTGAGGGAGCTTGGTGTAAGCCTAAAGATTGGGTGATATTTGGCAGGTATGCAGGTGCACGAATCAAAATTGAAGGTGGCGATCTGCGTTTATTAAACGATGATGATATTTTAGCTGTAGTTAACAACCCAGAAGACGTTACCTCAGCTTAATAGAATCACGCAACAAAGGAGTAAAACATGGCAGAAGCTATGCAAAACGAAACAGAAGAACTGACAGAAGTAGAACTTCCTGAAAGTGAATCTGAAACAGAGGAAGAATCTGTTGTTGAAGAAAAACCTGAGGTAGAAGAGAAATCTGAAGCTAAAGGTGAAAGCGATGAAGAAACTGAAAGTGAAATTGAAGACTATAGCGAGTCTGTAAAAAAACGTATAGGTAAACTCACTTTTAAGATCCGTGAAGCTGAACGTAGAGAGCAAGCAGCAATTGAATATGCTAAAAGCGTTCAGGAAGATTTAAATAAAACAAAAAATAAACTTTCAAAAACTGATCAAAACCTATATGATGAATATAAGAACCGAGTAAGTTCAGAACTTCAAGGTGCTCAAGACAGGTATAGAAAAGCATATGAGAGCGGAGATACAGACTCCCTCATACAAGCTCAACAAGATTTAGCCAAGTTGGCGGTCGAAGAAGAAAGTCTAAAACGAGTAGCACCAAAAACCGAAGTTGAATCTGTAAGTGAAGAGCAGGTTGTACAAAAGGTTGAACAAATTCAACCTCAAACACAACAAGCCCCTCAAATACAGGAAGACCCAAAAGCGAGAGCGTGGGCTTCAAATAATGAATGGTTTGGTTCGGATGTAGCAATGACAACAAGTGCCTTTGCTTTTCATAGGCAACTAGTTGAGCAAGAAGGTTATGATCCAACTTCTGATGATTATTATTCAGAAGTGGACAAAAGAATGGCTGATGCGTTTCCTCATAAATTAGGAAAAGTATCAACGAATACTGTGAACGAAGTAGTCGCAGGTTCTAGTAGAGGTTCTACTACAACTAGGTCACGTTCACGTAGAAAAGTACAACTCACACCGAGTCAAGTAGCAATAGCAAAAAGATTAGGTGTGCCACTAGAAGAATATGCTAAGCATATCAAATAGGAGTAAAAAATGGTAGAAGAAAAAAACACAACTACTAACACAGATCGAACCTCCAGATCTGCAGAAGGTCGAGAATCTCAAGCTCGAAGAAAACCATGGAGTCCACCGTCTTTATTAGACGCACCCACTCCACCAGAGGGCTATATCTATCGATGGCTTCGTGAGTCGATGGTAGGGCAAGATGATAAAGCGAATATGTCAAAACGTATTCGAGAAGGTTGGGAACCTGTGAGAGCAGAAGAACACCCTGATTTTGAATCTCCTACAATTGATGAAGGAAGACACGCTGGAGTTATAGGAGTTGGTGGCTTAGTACTCGCAAAGATGCCTAAGGAAACAGTTATGGAAAGACGCAACTATTATTCTCGTCTAGCCAATGAACAAATGGAAGCTGTTGATAACAATCTTATGCGAGAGAGTAACCCTATTATGCCTATTAGTAGTCCTAGTAGAACAAGTAAGGTTACGTTTGGAACAGGTGGAGAATAGAATTATTCTCTGTAACACATATTTTATATAAAGGTGAAATAAATGGCGAATGTAAATGACCCAAATGGTTTTACTCCAGCGTATCATATGTCAGGTGGAACTATTAGACCTTCTGAATTTGCAATAGCATCAGGAACCACAGGAGCAATCTTCTCTGGTGATGTTGTTAATCTTGCTAGTGGTCTAGTAATTCAGGGTACTGCAACAGGTACTCCCCTTGGCGTGTTCTACGGAGTAGAATATCGAGCCACTGATGGCTCAGTTGTCTTCTCGAAAAATTGGGAGGGAAGCACAGCTACTCTAGGTTCTGCGAATGCGAAAGCGTTTGTTTATGCCGATCCAGATATTGTATATGAGGCACAAGGAAGTGCAACTCCTACACAAGCATCTATCGGTACAACAAATACTATCACAACTACCGCAGGTGATACTTCAACAGGCAGATCTAAAGAAGCAGTAACAGCTACTACAAGTAGCGGAATTGCTTTGGTCCACGGTTTCGTGGATAGACCTGACAACTCTATCGGACAGTATGCAAGAATGTATGTTTCATTCCCAGCGTCTGTTTTCGGTAATTCATAAAAGGTGATATAAATGGCAATAAATAGAGCACAACTAGTTAAGGAACTCGAGCCAGGACTGAACGCACTTTTTGGTCTTGAATACGATCGTTACGAAAACGAGCATGCAGAAATCTTCGATTCAGAAAACTCAGATAGAGCTTTTGAAGAGGAAGTGATGTTATCAGGTTTCGCACAAGCTCCTGTAAAAGGAGAAGGTGCCGCAGTTACCTACGATACAGCACAAGAGACTTACACATCTCGTTACTCACATGAAACAGTAGCATTAGCATTTGCTCTTACTGAAGAAGCTATAGAGGATAACCTCTATGACTCACTTTCAGCAAGATACACAAAAGCTCTTGCACGTTCCATGGCAAGCACAAAGCAAGTCAAAGCAGCAAACGTGTTAAACAATGGATTTAATTCCAGCTTTCCAGGAGGCGACGGTAAAGAGTTATTCGCTACCGATCACCCTACCTTGACAGGCGGAGACGGATCTAACGAACCTAGCACAGCAGCAGACTTGAATGAAACTTCATTAGAAAACGCAATGATTGATATTGCTGCGTTAACTGATGAAAGAGGTATTAAAATTAATGTACAAGCAAGAAAATTGATTGTACCACCTCAACTTCAATTTGTGGCTGATAGAGTTTTAAAAACTCCAGGAAGAGTTGGCACATCTGATAATGACATCAACGCTATGAGAAGCATGGGAATGCTTCCTGATGGCTATGTTGTAAATCATTATCTTACAGATACAGATGCCTTCTTCATTAAAACCGATGCCCCTAACGGGATGAAGCATTTCGTAAGATCTCCTATGGCAACAGGCATGGAAGGTGACTTCGAAACAGGAAACGTAAGATACAAAGCTAGAGAGAGATACTCTTTCGGCTTTAGTGACTGGCGTGGAATGTACGGTTCTCCAGGAGCTTAAAGTTCTGGTTGATTCTGATACTAACGTATCTTTAAAGGGGAGCTTAATGTTCCCCTTTTTTTATTGTGAAAAGTACTATACAATAAGATATCTAGGATTTTATTAACTTGTTCTACAGACTGACCTAGCAGACAAGCCAAGACAGTAGAACTTATTTCCGTAGGAGGAAATTATGGCTAAATCAACTTTTTCAGGTCCAGTCAAATCATTGGCAGGATTTATTTCAGCAGGTAATGCTAACGTTGTTAGTTTAACTGCAGACACTACTTTAACAGTAGCAGCCCATGCAGGGAAAATATTAACAACTAACGATGCGGATGGTAAATTTACTTTACCTACTATCGTTGCTACTGCTCCAGGAAGTAATGATGACCCTAATCAATTAAATAACTTAGGAGCATCATTCTTTTTTGTAGTAGAAACTGCAGCAACTGACATGGACATCTTAACAGATGGCACAGATAAGTTTGTGGGTGGACTTTACACTGGTGTATCTGACGCAACAGGTAAAACTTTTATTTCTGGTGCATCTAACGATGTTATCACAATGAATGGAACTACTAAAGGCGGACTTGTAGGTAGTATCGTTAAAGTTACTGCTATGGGAAGTGCTAAATACTCAGTAGAAGGAATTATTTTAGGGTCAGGAACTTTAGTTACACCATTCGCTGACGCGTAATATAGGAGTTTAATATGGCAGACGCAGTAACTTCAACCACTCTGTCAGATAGTGATAGGTCAGTTGTTATACAGCTGACCAACACATCCGATGGTTCAGGTGAGGCAGCAGTAAATAAAGTTGATGTAAGTGGTTTAGCAACTAGATCTAGTGATGGAGCAACATGTACAGGTGTTAGGTTAGCTAAAATCGTTTATTCAACTTTTGGTATGAGTATCAAACTTTTGTGGGATGCTACTACTAATACTATCTGTTGGGATCTAAATGCAGATTACACGACTGATGAAGATTTTTCAGAGTTTGGTGGAATCAGAAACACCTCAGGTAGTGGAAAAACAGGCGACATACTATTAACAACTACAGGTCACTCAAGTGGTGATTCGTATGTTATTGTACTAACTTTATTTAAAGAGTTTTAAATAAATGGCTTTCTCAGGCACTAAAACTTTTGCCTTGGATATAGCTGACACTATAGAAGAGGCTTACGAACTAGCAGGACTAGAACAACGTACAGGTTACGATGCTAGAACTGCTAGACGTTCTTTAAACATTATGTTTGCAGACTGGGCAAACAGAGGTGTTAATCTTTGGACTATAGAAGAAATTTCTTTAGATTTAGTTCAAGGTACAAATCAATACAATATGAATACATTTGATATTGATATACTTTCTGCTGTTATACGAGACAGTAGCACCAGTCCTTCAACAGATATTGAAATAGACAGAATAGGTAGGCAAGAATTTTTAAATATTCCTAATAAAACTACTCAAGCTAGACCTACTCAATATTTCGTAGATAGACAAATTACACCAGTTATAAATATATGGCCAACACCAGACAGTTCTAACTACAAATTAGTTTCTTACAGAATACAACGTATTGATGATGTTAATACGTCGGCTGAAAATCCTGAAGTACCTTCAAGATTTATACCTTGTATGGTAAGTGGGCTGGCTTATTATATCGCATTAAAAAAGAATCCTCAAAAAGCAGGGATATTAAAACAACAATACGAACAAGATTTTAAATTAGCAGCAGACGAGGATAGAAATAGGGCTTCATTAATGTTGACGCCTTCTAGGAGATTCTATTAATGGCTTACGCTCAGGGTAAATACGCACGAGCGATATGTGATCGATGTGGTTTTGATGTAGCTTATTTAGAGCTTAAAAAAGAATGGACTGGATTTAA